CACGCCATACATCGGATTGCCCGTCGTCTGCAACGCGCCCCCAGCACTGCCGAAATGGAACGTGCCAACATTGCCCTTGCCCGCCGCAATATCGGAAATCTTCGCGTCAACTGTTGCCTTAGAGTAAACGCTAAGATTCTCGCGCGCCTCGCTTATACTGTTTAAATCCTGCAAATTCGCGGCTTTCTTCACCGCGTCCGCATACGAGGAAACCCCTCCAAACCAAGAATTATTGAATCCCATCCTAACACCCGCTTCCTATTTGGCTTGCGAACGCCGCCGTGGCACTCTCCGCGTCGCCCGAAATTATCGTTATGAACGGCACAAGCTCCGCCGCAAAGGTCGGGTGGTCGTCCGAAAGGAACTGATGCCCGTTCTGCGCCGAAACCTCCTGTCCGTCGAAGCGAACCCAAACCGCCCCGAAAAAGTCGAACAGCACATACTCCGTGTTCGCGTCGATTTCGAGCAAGTCCGCCAAAGGCGTGCTTGCCGTCGGAATCGAAATTTTTTTGCCCTTTACCAAATTCCCGTCCCTGCCGTACACAGGGCGGAATTGGATTTCCGTGTTTTGTATCTTAGCAATCGCCATAGCAATCCCTTTCTCCCGCTACATTTGTTGAAAACATTTCATACCTGTAAATTTCCTCATCCTTTACGCGCTCCGCCTTCGCCATCACATTCTCGGCTTCCTCGTGCCTGTTGACCGAACGCAGCCAGTCGCTGTGAACCGCAAGCTGTACATACCGCTTCATAAAAATCGGAATCGAAAGCCTCAAACCCGTGAAGCCGTCAACGCCTTTTTCGTCGAAAGACGGCGCAACCGCCTTGTACCTGAGCCATACCGACGGCGCAAACGGCAGGGACGAAAGCCCCAACCATAGCCCGCCGCCTTTTTCGAAATCTATTTCCGTTCCCGCTGGAAGCTGAATCTCCGCATCCCCGTTGTACAAATACGCCCGAAGCGAATAAAACAAATCGCTTCCCCAGACTCGCACAACATACACGTCGCCCTTGCGCAACCGCGCATCGCGGAAATTCGAATACATCTTGCCCGACAAATCCGCGTCTCCGCTTTGCGAGTCCGCGCGATAAACCGAGCCGTCCGACCGCATAAAACACATACCGTCCGCAGAGTCCAAACCCGCCTTTGCCGACTCACCCAACGCAAAAAGCCTCGAAGCTTTTTTCTCCGAAACCCAAAGCCAGCCGTCGTTGAGTATAAAGTCCTGCACCTTCGCATTGAACCGCGCCCGCGCGTCGCCGTCGTAAAGGCGCACCTTGTCGCCCCAGTCCACGACACACGGAAGCGGAACTACGCCGTCGGAACAGACACATAGCCCGTCGGTCGCCACGCACTGAGACCACTCCGCCGCGCGCCAAATCTCGCGCAAACGGTCGTTGAACCAGCCGTTGAACTTGCCCGCAAGCTCCGCATTTTCGCCGAAGCTTTCGTCAAGCCCTATGTCGCGCTTGAATTGCGAATACATCTGCGCATATGTGGTAGTAGCCGCCATCGTTAAAATCCGTTGAAAATCCTGCGCTGGGGCTTTTTAGCCCTGCACGCGTCGTTGTCGCGGGCAAACTCCCTGATAAAGGTTTTGTCCTCCCAACAGCCCTTGTGCAGAACGTCCCACGCAAAGAAGATTTCGGGGTCAAGCTCCAGCATAGGCTCGCCCAAAACCGAATACCTGTCGGGGGCGAGAGCCTCCGCGACGTGGGCAATCTGGCGTTGCCTGTGCTCGAAATCAAAACGCCGCTTTTCGTCCTTCGTTAGCGCATAGCGCAAAACGCGGTCGAGGTTTTCCGCCGCCGACTCCGAAATGTTTGGTACAATTATCTCCGACATAGACCGTTCCCTTGAAATCCAGAAACGGCGGGGCTTGGCTCGCTGTTCCAAACCCCGCCGCGCTTATCGTGCTAACCGCAGGAAACAACCTGCAAATATACTTTCAATTCGCCGTCGGCGATACCCGAAGGCGAACCCTTCGACGCTTCGGTCGCGATTTTCAGCACAACCTCCGAGACCGTGCCGCCCGTAGCCTTTGCGGGAACGAAGCCCGCAGTCGGGGCTTTGATGCCCGCCGTCTTTATGTCCTGCGCGGCGGCAAGCGCAACCGCGTCCGAGGAACTGCCGAGGGAAGCCGTCAGCGTGCCGTCTTCAACCGTGAACGCCTTTTTGACATTGAGCGCAACGCCCTTTACCGCATAGCCCGTCGGGATTTTGCAAAGCTGCAAACTCACCGAGTCGCCCTTAGTTGTAAGCGAAGCGTCCGCAATGTCGGAAGCCTTTACCGTGAAAACGTCAGTCCAGCCGTTGACCGCCGATTCGTTTATAGAGGCGGGACAGCCCGCCATACGTCCAATTTTCTTAGAATGGTCTGCCATAATTTTTGCCTTTCAGATTTTTTTGTTTCGGGGAAATGGGGCGCAAACGCGCCCCCGTTTTTCTGCGCTAAACGAACTTGCCCATCGCTTTGGGGCACTCGTTTATGATTGTGTACTTCGCCCACGTCGCGCCGCGTCTGCCGCCGCCGAGGTCGGGATACTCTTCGCTCCAAACGTCCTGATTGAGCGAGATGGAGAACTTGTCCATATCCAGAAGATAGCCGCGCCCGCGAATGTCGTCGGTGAGCTTTCCGCCGTTTGTCATACCGAGGAACAGGTCGGGAATCACGACCACAATTCCGAAGTCCGACTCGTAGATTTTCACCGAGCATTCGATTTTCTTCGAACCCGCCACAAGCGTGGTGCGGAGAATGTTGTTCGACTCTCCGTTCGTGCGGCTAAATCCCGTAATTGCGCGCTGGAGCGCGGGCATCGCAAAGAGCTTGAACTTCGCGTTCGCATTGCCCGTTCCTTCGTAGGCGGCTTGGAGCACAGCCCCGAAAGACTTTTCGTTGAGCGCGCTTGTCGTAGCCTTTGCATTTGCCGACATACGGGCGTTCGCGGGAATGTTTTCGTTGTCCGCGTCGAGGAACTTGCCCAGCCCGCGCATATGGTTGCCCGATTTTTCGTCAACCCATTCCGCTTCTTGGTCGGAGCCAATCGCCGCTTCGATGTCGCGCTTCAGCTCGATTGCCGAAAGCATTTTCGCGCGTCCCACTTCGTCCTTTACGCCAGCGGGGTCTGCGTCGTTCTGCTGACCGCGCGAGACCTTCCACGCCCTGTTCTGAATCTGAGTGCGCTGTTGAATGACCGTGCGGTTTTTCGCCTTGTTGTCGAACTCGTCAACATCGCGTCCGTCCGCAATCGTGTCGGTTTTTACGTCGTCGAGACTGTCGGCATAGTATTCGAAAACGTCGCTTCGAACCTTTCTGTACTTTCTCGCCGTCGAGAATATGGGAGTGGACGTGGGGTCGCATAGCGTAAGTATGTCCAGCTTGTCCATTCTGTTGTTGATGACATTGTATTCCGTGGCTTGTGCCATAGATAAAACCCTTTCTTAATCAAACATTTTGCTTGCGAAATCGAGTTTCACCGAACCGTCTTCGTTGAACGCGTCGGGCTTTTGCGCAACCTGCGCCGAATCTGACGGCGCGGCGGGCGGAACAGTCCGCGCCGCGCCCTTGCCTGCGCGCTTCTCCCTGTACTTTGCCTCTATTTTCGAAGCCGCCAGTCCGCGCCAAGCATAGTGTAAAAGCACCTTTTTGTTCGCCTCGAAGAACTTGTCCGAAAGCTGTTCATTTATCCATTCGTCCTCCGCCGAACCCTGCTTGAAGTCGGGAAAAGTCTTCGCAATTAGCGCGTCGTTTTCCTTCGCCTTTTCCGCGAGAGCCGAACCGAACGAAAGCTGCCCGCGCTTCGCGGGAATGCGCTCGTCCAAGTCGGCGTTGAGGATTTTCAAATAGCCCGCAACCTGCTCCCTCGTGTAGACCTGCCCGCCGATTTCGAAGTCGGGGTCGGAGGAAGAGAGAAGCGCAAGCACCTTGTCGCGCTCGGCTCTCGTATCCGCCGCATATTTGTCCAACTCCTCAACCGTGGCTATCCGCTCTACGGGGTTTTCCTGCTGCGTGTTTTCGTGTTTATGCTCCGAACGACCGCTTTTGAGGGCTTCGATTTCGCTTTCAAGCTCTCTTATCCTATCGTCCTTCGCCTTTTTCTGCGCCGTAAGCTTGTCCACGCGCTTCTGCCAACCGCGTGCGCTCCGCTCGAACGGATTGCCCGCGCCGTCGTCGGCATTGCCGCCGTCCTGCCCGCCTTGCTCTCCGCCTTCGCCCGAAGCACCGTCGCCGTCCGATTCGCCCGTACCGCCCTGCGAAGCCCCGTTTTCGTCGGAAGGTTCGCCGCCGCCCGTTTGAACGTCCGTATCGTTATGCTCCGTTCCGCCGCCGTTTCCGCCGTCGGAAGGTTCACGCGTCGCTTCGGCTTGCCCGCCGTCAACCGCAAACGCGGAAGCAAGCATTGCCTGTGCGTCGATGTCGCCTACTACTCCGTCCGCATTCGCGTTGCCGCTCGGCGCGGAAGAAACCGATTTATTTTGTGCATCCTGCATATTCAGATTTTGTGTTGAGGTTCAGAACTCCCAGTCCCGCCGAAGCGGAACAGACCTTTGAAAAATTTCGCAACTGCCGATACCGCGCGTGCCTTGCGCCCATATCGGGCTTTCGAATAGAGACGCTCGCCTATGTACAACTCCACCTCGCCGCATTGCGCCTTTTCCAACGCTTCGTCTATCGCCGAAAGGAGAAATTCGTACTCGTAGATTCGTCCCGAAATTTTGAGCATATCGTCGGCGTTCGTGCTCGCGGCGGCGTCGCTTACCGCCTGCTCCTTGTTGCGCACAAGCCATTCCACAAAGAAACGCGCCTCGTCGTTGAGTACAATAGCCCGCACCGCGCGGACAAAGGGGTCTGCCTTTTCGTTGTCGTTCATCGCGCCGCCTCCATATCTGCGCCCATCAAGCCACTGTCGCTCGCCAATCCGCTCGCGGGTTCTGCTCCGATGCGCCCGATAACCGCGTTCCTGTCCTGTTGCATCTGGAATTGAAGCTGCTTGGCGTAGTTTTGGAGGGCATTGGCAAAGTCCGCGTCCTGCGCAAGCCGCGCCGCAACGCTCGGAGTCTGCGCATACTGCTGGACGAGTTGCAACCTAAGCTGGGCGTTGCAGTGCTCGGGCGCATTCACGGGTTGCGCCGAATAAATCGCCGCCAAATCGCCCTGCGTCTCCAATACCTCGCGGCGGTAGGAATCCTCCTCCGTCGCCACAAGATACTTCACTTCGTCGGGGAACATTCGCGAAAGCAGACGCTTCAAAAGACGCGAAGTGTTCACCGAACCCGTCCTGTCAAACGCTCCGATGAACTTCGCCGCCACGTCGAACTTCTTCAAAAACAGGTCGAAGTTTTCGTCCTGAACGTCGAATACGATTGTAAACGCAAAATCGCCGTACGCCAAATCGCGGTTGATTTCCACAAACGAACCGTCTGGTTCGTCGATGGGCGTAAAGAGAGTCCTGTCCGCGCCGAACGCGCGGTAGAGAAAATACACCTGCTCCAACACGCGCGAACACGCCGCAAAAAATCCGTCGATAAACTTCTGCTTTTTGATTGAGATTTCCGAATTTGCCGTATCCCCGTCGGAACAGCCGAAACGCGCCATAAGCTCGGCTTTGAGCTGCCCCTCCACATTCTCGGAAGCTACCGCATTGCCAGAAGAGCGGAACTCCTCCATAATCTTGAAGTCAGCCCCGCTTACGGGAATCCAGACACCCGGTCGGTATTCCGTGGGCTTGCGCCCCGCGCGGTAGAGCTTTGGCGGATTTATCTCGATGCTCGTCCTGTCGATACGCGCGTCCTTCTGCGTCTTGATTTCGCGCTGTCCGCCCTCGGCGATTTCCGCAACGCCCCTGCTGTCGAAAAGCTCGCGCTCCACATTCTCGCGCGTGTACGCAACGAAGGGGAAACGCTGGGGTTCTACGTCATACTCGCCAGCCTCCGCATACAAATCGCCGACCGACGGCGCAAAAACGCAATAATATAAGCCGACTGTTCCGTCCGCGCTCCGCGCCTTGTAGTAGGCAGTACAAATTTCAACGCGCCTGTAGTCGGGCTTGTTCGCCGAAACAATGCTTGCCGAATCGGGGATGTCGTCATACTCGCCCTCTGCGTTCAACGCCTCTTCCGTAAAAGCCTTGTCCCAGCCCGCCGACGCCGCGCGCGCCCTCAAATCTGCGGGAGAGAGCCACTCGCGCACGAACACATACGGCGCACTCTCCAAATCGTCCACATTCTTCGGACAGAAAAAGTCCACACCCACGCGGAACGCCCGCAAACGCACCCTGTCCGAAACCACACGCTTTACGCGCCGCGTAGCAACTCCCACCGTCTTCAACTGCGCAAGGAACATCTCCGCTTTCGCGCGGGTTGGAACGTCGTAAAATTCCATAACGTCGGCAATCGCGCCCTCGCTCGGCGAGCCGTTCATCTCGTCGTTAATGTAGGTCGCAACGTCGGCACTTGCCGCCGCAACTTCGCCCACCTCAACCGACTCGTCCACAAATCCCTCGCGCCGCTCCCAGAATACGCCCATTACAGACTTTCCGTGAGTCAAGCCCCATTGAAGCCACAGCTCCGTTTCGCGCCGCGCCTCTGGAATCGCCGACTTAAAATACCACTCCGCAAACTGCGAAATCCTGCCCGCCATTTCATAGTCTCCGCCCGTTCGCGGAATCGCCGTAATGCGCGCCTTGAAAAGCGAACGCATAGCCGAAGCCGCCAAAGACTCTATGATGTCGTCAACAACAAATGTCCTCAAATCGCTCGCTCCGTCCCACGGAAAAACCTTGCCGTTTTTGTCCGCGTGCTTTCTGCCGTCGGACGACATTCCCGCCCATTGGCAATAGCGAACATCCTGCATACGGCGGTAGTAAGCCGCCGCATCCGAAAGGTCGTTTTTCGCGTTTTTGTAGAGACCTATAATGCGGTTTACATCGGGCTTTCCGCCCGCCTGCAAAATGTCGTCTCCGTCTGTGGTTTCGCCGTGCATACGGCAAATTCTGCCACACGAAAATTAAAAGGGATAAAAAACGGCAATCTGGCGACAATCGGCGACAAATTATTTTTTGCCCTTGCGCGCGCGCGCGCGTAAAACGCCGCCTATGGAAAATATGGAAATGTTCGCCCCTGCGGAACTTAGCGAATGCGAAAACATCCCCGCCGCCGCAATGGCAAAAATCCGCTCCGACGAAGAGGCGGGACGCTATACCGCACAGGGAATCAAGAAACGCAAGCCGCAAATCTACCAAGCCGCAATGGCGTTAATCGGTAGCGGGCTTCCGTTTACCTATATCGCCGAAGTGCTCGGCGTGCATTTCTACACAGTCGAGGCAATCGCCCAGTCCGAACCCGAATATATCAACAAATGCAAGGAACGCCTTTCCAAAATGGGCTTCGCCGTCTCGGAACGCGTAATGGGCAAAATCGCCGACAACCTCGACAACCTAAGCCTAAGAAAAACCGACGACTTCTACAAAGCAACCCTCATCGCAAACAAACTTTCCGAAACCGCAAACCTGCTTTCTGGCGGCGCAACCGAACGCGTCGTCATAGAGGAAAAGAAACAATACAATTCCGCAGAGGAGTTCGAGCGCGACATCTGGAAGGAGGGCGCAATAGATGTATAACCTCGTAGAACCCTACAAACCGCGCCACCCCATATTCACGCTTCCGCGCGGACAACGCCTGCGCGAACTCGTCGAAAAGCTGGGCGAAGCCGAATTTAACCGCCGAATGGAAATCCGCAACGACCGCATACGCGCGGCGGAGCGCGACCCGCTCAGAAACGGCGTACGGCTCAAACAGTGGGCAATGGTCGAGGAACGCCTGAAAACCGATAAAATCGTAATCTGTCTCGGCGGCAACCAAAGCTCCAAATCGGAACTGGGCGCATACCTTACCGCCCGCACACTCTGCTACGGCGCGTGGTGGAAAAACGGCGACAAGCCCGTAAAAGTCGCCTGCCTGCACACGCTCTCCGATTCGTCGATACGCCAACAACAGCCCTACATCTACAAATACCTGCCCCCCGAATGGCGCAATCTCGGCAAAGTCGGACGCATAACCAACATCTGCTACACGCAGAAAAACGGCTTTTCGCAAAACGCGTTCATCACGCCCGACGGCGACGAATGCTCGTTCTTCAACTACCAGCAAGACATCGACGCCATACAGGGCTATACGCTCGACTTCATCTGGGCAGACGAACTCCTGAACGGCGAATGGCTCAAAGAACTTCCGTTCCGCACAATGGCGCGCAACGGCAGAATCCTCATCACCGTAACCTTGATTCACGGAATGATAGGGGCAATCAAGCAGGTTCTCGACTACTGCACAATCAAACAGACCGTTCCCGTCAACCCCGAACTTTTCACCGACGTTAGCGAAACCTCCAAACTCGCGCGGGGCTGTCCGCCTATGCACGTTCCGATTCTCGCCGTGGACGAACGCACAAAAAAAAGCGTCATCTGGTTGCATACCGAAAACAATCCGTTCAATCCTAAAACGAATTTGATGGATTCCGTCGCAAACAAGCCGCGCGAATACGTCCTTATCCGCGCCTACGGCTATTGCGAATCTACGGCAGTCTCCGCATTCCCGAAATTCGACAAACGCATACACTGCCTTACTCCCGAAAAATTCCGCGACCTGCCCGAAATAAAAGAGGGCAAATACACAGTCTATATGTCGGCAGACCCCGGGGGCGCGAAGCCGTGGGTTTTCAAATACTACGTCTGCACGCCCTGCGGCTTTAAATTTCTTATCTACGAATCGCCCGACTTCGAAGAGTTCGGCGCGTGGGCTGAACCGCCCGATAAAGACAGCCCGCACCCCAAATGGAAACGGGGCGCGGCGCACGCGGCATACAGCGGGGCAAGCATAATCGCCCTTAAAAAACTCTTCAAAAAGATAGAAACCGAAACACTGCCGAAAATCCTCGGACGCAAAACCCCGCCCGAAATCTTCGAACGCTATATCGACCCGCGAATGGGCGCAATGACAGTCCCGTCTGCCGAAAACGAAACATCGTTTATCGACCTTATGGAAGACGAACAAATAATAAACGGCAAGACCGAGGGCGAACCCGTGCACTTCATCGCCGCATACAGCGGGGCGAGCGGACATTCCTCAAACCCCGTGGAAGCGTCGGTTTTCATCATCAATAACGCGCTCGACTATAACCCCAAAGAACCGCTTTCAATGTCGAATACCCCGCATTTCTTTATCCTCACCACCTGCCAAAACTCCATAACCACCTATGAAAACTATTCCCTTGCAAACAGCAAAGACTGCCCGCTTAAAGACTTCCTCGACCCCGACCGCTACTTCCACAATATGGACGCGCAATACGTCGAACCCCATTCCGAAGAATATCTCAACGCCCTTCAAACTGGAAGCTACTGACAGCCCCGATGAAATCCTTTCAAAACTTCTGCCCGCGCGCCGCAGGTATAGTCGCATCGAACTGTCGCGGCGCACGGGCTTAACCCAGTCCCAACTCAAATACACCGAAACCACAGCCCTGAAAAAACTGCGCAATGAAAACCGTAAACGAACTCAATAAACTTACCGAGGAGAAATTCTCCGAATACGCCAACACAAAATGCACACTGCGGGAACTTACGGAATTTACCGCGTCGGAAAACTTCGCCGCACTCAAAAAGCCCTACCGCCTAAAAATCCAGCAAATACTGTTCGAGAACTACGGCAAAACACTTCCCGAAAACATCGCGTGGGAACTGCTCGCCGAATCCGAAATTGTGGGGCAAATCGCGGGCAATATGCCCAACCCCAGCTACCGCAAGGCGAAGATAGACGCAAAACTTCTGGGCTATAACATCACGCTCATAGGAGTCGTGAAAATCCCCAATAACGCGCGCAACGGCTATAACAGGGGCACATTCGTAAAACTCAAAATCACCAAAGACGAAAATATCTTCGAACTTGCCGAAGCATAAAAAAAGGGCGCATTCGCGCCCTTAGTTATTCGTTAAGATTTCGCCGACTTGATAATTGAAACAATAATCTTCGTAATTTCCTCCGACTCGGCTTTTATCTCCGAAAGTTTTTTCTGAGATAACAGTTTTGTTTCTTCACACATCTCAAGCCAAAACAAAGTTTCGTCCGCTTCCTCAAATGCGATTCTAAGCTTTGCGACAAACTCCGTTTTACTCCGCGCACACTCGGCGGCGCGTAAATTGGCGGCAACACTGCTACCACTGCGGGCAATCTGCGCGGCAATAGTCTTTCCCGTAAAGTTGCGCGGCAAAGCCTCGGCAAGCTTGAAAATCCTAACGGCAAACGCCTTAGCCCTCAAAGTAATCTCTGCATTCTTCATTGCGTAAAGCATAAAAACACAGCAAACACGGGCAATAAAAAAAAGGCGTTCCCGAACGCTTCAAGAAAAAGCATAAAACATTCGGCAACGCCTGCGGGAGTCAAGGGCGCGAACGCGCCCTTAGTTATTAGTTATTCGTTATTCGTTTTTCGTTATCAAAACGGTTCTTCCACCGCGCTTCCGTCGTCGCCGCTCGGCTCTTCAGAAGCCCTCGGCGCACTCCTGCGCTCGTCTGGCGGGGGCGGAGCGTCGTTTTTGCGCCCGCCGCCGATAAATCCAAAATTGCGCACGTCGCACACAAAATGAGCTTCGCGCCTTTCATCCGTATACTGTCGAAGCTCGCCGCTTACCACAATCGGAGAACCCTTTTCAAAAAACTTTGCGATGTTCTCTGCGGCTTTGTTGTAGGCAACGCACCACAGAAACGTCGGCTCTTCGTCCTTGCCCGCATTGCAGGCAACCGTAAAGCGCACAACGGGCGTTCCGCTCTTTGTTTTTTCAAGCGCGGGAGTCTTCGTCAAATTCCCGCAGGCTGTAATCGTAGGTCTCATATTCTATCGTTCCTTTTGTTTTGGGTTAAAAATTTCACAGACCCCCACAAGCATTTCTCGAAGCTCTATGCCTAATCCTAAAAACATCAGTCAACACCAGTGAGAGTCGCGGGCGCGAACGCGCCCTTAGTTATTCGTTATTCGTTTTTCGTTCTTCGTTAATAACACAACCGAGCCACGCATAGTTTGTTTTCTTTACGCGCGCCCGCAAACCGAGCCGCGCGGCAACCTTGTAGAAAAGCTTCCTGTCCGCCTCCGACTCCAAACGCACGGGAGCGGAACGCGAATTTTCCACAAGCCGCTTCATATAGTCGAAGCGCGAAAGCATTTCCTCAAACACCATAAAACTTTCCTTTCTTTTTGAACACACCCCACAAGCATTTCTCGAAGCTCTATGTCTAATCCTAAAAACATCAGTCAACACCAGTGAGACTCGCGGGCGGCTTTGCCGCCCCCCGTTCTACGTTCTACGTTCTACGTTCCTCAGTATGTTCTCCGTCGTCTGCGGCGACAAACGGCAATTCTGGGTGAACCGCAAACTCCACAAGACAGAGGTTTGCAATGTCCACCAAATGCTCGCGGTTCTTGTCCGCCTCGTACAACGCAAGCCGCTTTTTAATGCTTCCCACATTGTCGTAGTTATGCCTGCCCACTTGCGCGGGGAGTGCGCCGTAGCGGAAATACCCCATCGCCATTCTGTTTCGCATAGCGTCCTCGAACTGGCGCGACCATTGCATTTTGTAGATTTCGTCGAGCGGCGGCGCGGGCGGGCGTTGAGGGAAGATACCCGCTCGCGCCAAGAGACGCCCGCGAATCGCCTCGTGCTCGCACATCGGGTGAACGTCATTCATCTTTTTCTCCGAAAACGCACCTGTCCCACGCCTGCAACATAAAGCTTTCCGCCGCCGACGCCTCGGCAAGCAATTCCAACAGCCGCAAAATGCGCTCTTGCCCGACATTGCCCTTGTAGGCTTCCACAGCCCCCGCACGCGCCAAATTGAGGTTCGCCGCAAACTGCTTGTCGCATTGCATAATTTCGCAACCGTGCCGCGCAAATTCAATGCGTTGCTTAAAGACCGACTCCATTTCATCCATTATGGCTTCCTGCTTCGCTTCGTCGTCGTTTAGCTTCATTTGCTATTTCTCCTGTCAGTCATAATCCGCGCAAGCCTACCCTTGCGGACGTGTGTTTTCTGTTTAGATTCCTGCGGCGCGGGGCGTACAATCAGCCCGCGCGCTACCGCTCGTTCTATAAGCTCCTTGTTCGTCATTCTCATTTGTACGTCTCACTTTCCCTTTTTTCGCTTTTCCTTTTTTCGAAGTCGGCACAGCAGTCTTCATCAAGCTGAAGCCTCGCCGCCCAACGCGTACAAAAGCCCGCGTCATAATAGCAGAAGGGCTTACGATAGTACTTGCACCTATAACACCTGCCGCCTTGCAGAAAAACTCTAATCCATTTGATGAATCTCATTTTGCCTCTCCGATTATGTAGTTGATATTGCGCAAATCGATTTTGGCGATGTCCACACCGCGTTTTTCAACCTCGGCGGCGAACAGCCCAAGCAACATTTTCTTGAAATTGTAGTAGCGTTCGCTCGGCTTGCGGTTAGAGTTGAACACCTCGACCGACTGCCTGCCGAAATCTTTTGCGTGCTCCTTTTTTGCAAAGCCTATGATTTTGTTTCGTGCGAGCGTCTCGCGCGAAAGCGTCGAGCTTGTCTCAATTTCCCGACGCTCTTTAACAATCATATCATAGCGGTTTTTCTCCGTCTCCAAATCCACCAAAAACCCAGTGAAATAGCGGCGCGGCGAGGAAAGCACACGCCCCGAAATTGCAATATAATAGTTGGCGTTAATCATCTTGCGCCTCCGTTTTATTTATTTTCACGTTTATATTGCTAGTAAGGCGGCGTCTCCACAGCTCCCCGTTGGCGAGGTAGGCAATCAACCCGAGCAAAGCCAAACCCAAGCCGATGTTTAAATCGCCGTTGAAAATCCGCACTACACCACCGACCACAAGCATTATTGCTAGCAAAGCAAAAAATCTATAATTCTTCATATTCAAATTCCCTTTTCAAAATGTTAAAAGCTGTTGCCGCCACGAGCGGAACTTGTCCGTTGCCAATGGCGCGGAATCTGTCCAAGAAATCGGGTATCCCATCAGCCATTCGGTCATCGTCGGAGTGCACCGCATATTGTAGTTTTTCAGAATCCAATAAGGCACGGAACGCATCCTCGCTCCAAACTTGGATTTTCGGAGATGTCGAACCTTGCTGTTTGCTTGTTGTTTGCTTCCGTCGCTCGCAAGGGGCGTCGGTATGCGCCAAAATCCAGATTCTCTTGCGACGGTGGGGTGCGCCCACATCGTCAGCTCCCATAACACACCACCGCGCATTGTACCCGATTTCGGAAATGTCTCCAAGCACTCTCCCGAATCCTCGATTAGTGAGCATTGGGGAGTTTTCCAAGAACGCGTATCTCGGTCGTACCTCGCCAATAATACGCGCGAACTCGCTCCATAGCCCGCTTCGCGCTCCGTCGATGCCCGCGCCTTTGCCTGCTGCCGAGATGTCTTGACAGGGGAAACCTCCGCAGATGCAGTCGACTTTTCCGCGCCACGGTCGCCCGTCGAAAGTCCGCACGTCGTCCCAGATTGGGAATTTTGGCAGGATTCCGTCGCGTTGGCGTTGCAAGAGTATTTTTCGGCAGTAAGACTCAATTTCGACAGCACATACGCAGGTATGTCCGAGTAGCATTCCGTCGAGGATTCCTCCCCCGATTCCAGCAAAAAGGTGTAGCTCATTCATTATCCCTCTCTTTTCATCGCGGCGTAGCACTTTTTGATGATTGCCTCCTCGTGTGGCTTTCCTTCAAAATGTTCTTCAAACATTTCTTTGATTGCGTCACGTTCGTCGGGCGTAAACGACGGTTGAACGCGTCTGTTCCAAGCTTCGATTGCCTCTTGCTTAGTCTCATTATAGTCAATCGAGGCGGCGCATTTTTTGCAAATGACAGACCACAGCGTGTCGTCGCAACCGGAAACAATCGCTTCTCCGCCGCAGAACGGGCACGGTTTTAGTTCAAAGTTCATCTTTCTCCTCCTTGAAATCAGTCCAACGGATTACGCGCATTTCGATTGGTCTTGTGTCATAGTGGGCGTTAAAAAAATCCCAAAAATCATATACCGACTTGAACCCGTCGCACTCTGCCAATATCTCCATTTCGCTATAAGTAAGCGGAAATTCTCCTTCTCGAGTAATTTCGCCGATTGAATCTCCCTCGTGGAGAACTATTCTGCCTATACTCTTTACGACCGCCTCGCCCAGCTTGCGGCATTGCTTAGTTCTCAAACCCGTGTACAAGGTGAGCTTGTCTCCCACCTTGACATTTTTCCATTTCGGCGAGGCGCGGCGGATAGTCTGCCGCTTTTCGCCCGAAAGGATTTTGTCGATAAATACGCTAAAATTAACGTTCATTTTGAAGCCTTTCTATTCGTAGTATTTGCGCGGTCGATTTTTCCGCAAGTTATATCATTGTTAGTATTATCCGAACGAAATACCATTTTTGAAAAATTAGTATTTGAGTGGTATTTCGCATCCATATCTTAGCTTTCCTCTCCGTCTTCCAGTTTTGTAGAAACTGGTTTTTGGCTGGTACTTAGCTCACAAAGCCTGACAACCGAAAAACTTACGTCCTCATCAAAGCCCGTGCGGGCGCAGTGCATTCGGTATTTGTACTCGTCGAACCTCCGACGACATTCCGCGCACTCTGGCTTGTCTGTAAGCTCGGGAGGGCAAAAGGTTCTGTCCATATAGCTCATTCGGACACCTCCATTTCCCAAGTGTAAATGTCGCCGTCGATTTTGGGTGAGACATAAGGCGGACAAGCTACCTCACAAGCCTCCCAACCCTTTTTTTGAAACGGAGCCTCGACGATGTATCTGGATTCGACGTTTTCAGGCAGTATATCCAACAGCCTCCTGAAAAATTTGACTGGATTATCTCTCTTGTATTTAAACGCATACAGCTTACCAACTTCAAATTCTCCCTGCGACGAAAACTGCTCCTCCGAAATCCATTTGATAACCTTGTCGAGGTATTCGTCACGCTCGTCGTTGTCGCGGAAACACCTTACCCCAATGTTGAAGTTGCACGAACGCGACAACCAAATGGCGGCGTCCGCAAAATCTATTCCCGAAGCCAATAAAGCGACGTGTTCCGACAAAGTGAAATGCTCCTTGCCAGTCATTTCGAGCTGTTGAGCCACGAGGTAGCGTTCGAACTTCACAAACCTAATTTTAAGTTTCTTTGCCATCGCGCTCTACCTTTCGTCTCCGTTGCCCTTGATAACGCCGCGAGCCTGCCTGTCTCGGAGCTTTGCAATGTTGATTTCCGCGACTTGTTCGAGCGTGTAGCCGAAAGATTTTGCAATGGACGCGAGCCAGTCGACAGTAGACTCATAGAGCGTATAGTCATCGTCGTCATCAGCTGCAACTTGCACCGCCCGTTTAGCAAAATAACGCATATTGTTGTAGTCTTGCTTCGTGCTGAGTTTGATATACGCAAAGCAATCTTTGAGCACCTCGTGTATGTTGGCGTCATCGTAGTAGTCCGCCAAATTCGCAATAAACCAAAGTATGTCGCCCAATTCTTTGATGAACGCTTTCTCGTCCCATACACCGTCGCGCCTGCGTTTTGCAAGCTTGCCCGCCGCTTCGCCGACCTCGGCAATTAGTCCAAGAGTCAAGTATTCTTCATTGTTTGCCGTGTCCGTGCGGAACGAGACCGCCGCCTGTTGATATTCTTCAAATGTCATATTAAGCCTCCTTCTTCACAAAATCTTCGGCATTTGCCACCGCCACGCGGCAGTTATGGAAAACCATATTTTCCGCCACCGTTATGAGCTTGCTAAATCCCTCCGCGCGAAATTCGCAGTACACCTTGTACCACACACCGCCGTTCTCGTTCAGGCATATGAGCTTCACAGTTCCCTCGACCACTTGGCAAATCTTGCCGTAGCCGAAGTTTTCACACGGCAACACCACAAATACCCTGTCGCCAATTACGGGTTTCGAAGGCGCACAAGGCGCGTCCACACACATTAGTTCATTTTTTTTCATTGTTGTTTCCTTTGTTTTTTTGGTTAGTACTAAGTTGAAATTTCAAATTTCCAAATCGCCCATCACTGGGCTTCCGTCCACAAAATGCCGAATCGGCTTACTGTACTGGTCGCGGAACTGCTTCGAGCGCACGTCAAACCAAACCTGCTTATACGCCAATTCGCCCGTCCCGTTGCGCTGCTTGCCCACAAAGAACGTAGCGTCGGGTTCTGCCTGAATATCCTTCCAGTTATCTCCAACCATTCGCGCGCGCTCTATTCGCTCAGTCTTGGAAATGTTGCGCCATACAATCACCACATTGTGAGCCAAGTCCGTTATAGACTTCGACCCCGAAACATCGTATTTCGTCGGCGGGTTCTTGTCCTCGCGCCGCTTGTCGTTCGGCTTTTTCGCGTGGGCTACAACAAACAAATGGCAGTCGAACTCGATTACAAACTTCGCGAGCTTCTGCATAACCTTTTTGACGGAATCCAAATCGTCCTCGGCAATGTCCAAACACATTACGGAGTCCAGACAGAACAGCCGCACGCCATACCGCCGCGCCGCGTAGGAGAATACCTCTATTACGTCGTCGATTCTCGCAACGCCCACGCAGTCGTAGAACATAAAATACTGCTCCAAAAAATCGAACGCGTTCTGGCGCAAGCCCGCAATCGGATAGCCCTCTGCAGTGAAGTCGTCTTTGCAACCCGCAGTCTGACACCAGAGCGAATAAAGCGTCTTGTCTATCGGCACTTCAAGCGACGCAATGCACGCCCGCTCGCCGCCGTCCACACAGAGGTTTAGGAGCAAATCGTTCAGCCATTCCGTCTTGCCGTGCCCCGAATACCCCGAAACCACAGTAAGCTCGCCGTTGCGAATCCTGAAATGGTCGCCCAAATTCCACGGCATCTTGCGTCCGATATAAACCTGCTTGCCGTCGAGCCTATCCCAAAGCTTCTGCTTGTAGTCCGAGGGACGCTTCAACTGAATCGGGTCGATAGCCCTACTGCAATCGACGGCATTCTTGATGTAGTCGGGATTGTCCAAGAGCAGGTCGTTCGGGTCTTTCGCGGGCGCGGGAATCTCCACAAGCTCGCACCTATGCGCACCCAAGCGGCGGTAGAGAGTCTGCGCGGCAGACTTGCCCACCTCGTCGTTGTCCATACAGATTTTTATCCGCTCGAAACACGAGAGCCGCTCCCAGTCGTTGTCAATCCATTGGTTGGCGGCGTTTACCTTGCCGTCGGCAGAGTCCGCGTGCGCGCCCTGCGGAACGGAAACTGCATTGTATCCGCACATCGCAACACTCATCGCGTCGATTTCGCCCTCGCAAATGACAAGCTCGCTGGCGTCGTCGTCAATAGCCTGCCACCCCCACAAGTGGCAAGTACCGTTCGGGTCTTGCGAACACTCCTTGTTTCCCTTCGCGTTGCGCTCCACGGCAATGTACTTTACGTTTAGTACCTGCGCCTTGTCGCCCTTGCAACTCCACACGGGAAATGCAATCGCGGGAACTTCCTTTCCGAATCCGCCGAACCAATGGTTGCACTGCTGAACCCTGTATTTTCGGAGAATTTCGGGGGTAAGCCCGCGCTTTTCCGTGAGATAGCGGAACACTTCCGAATCCTCGGAAAGCGGATACAAATGCTTCACCGCTATTTTCCGAACATCCTTGTCGCTCTTGGCGGTTTCCGAAACCTTGTAGCGATAGTCCGACGGAGAGGAAATCCCCAGCCAGTCCCGCGCAAACTTCACCGCCTGCGGATAGGTCATTTGGCGTTGAGCCATAATGATGTTGACAATCGCGCCGCACTTGCGCCCGCCGTCGGCAGGGTCGCCGTTCTCGAACCATAATCCACAATTTTCCGCGTCGGAATCGTTAATGTTGACCACAAACGAATCGCCGCCCTTGTTCGAGTCCAAAATGTCCGAGGCGCACCAATACTTGCCCTTGCGCTTGCCGTTGGGCAGAAACTGCATACAAAACTGCAAAGCCCGCCTGTTGAGCGCATCGGTTATCTGCCTGAAATCCGAAGCAACAGCCATCGCACACCTCACATTCCGACCGAAGGCTCTTCATTCTGCCACGCGCCCAACGGAACGCCGAGAGGGGCGGGCGGGGTGTTTTTATTGAATTTTTTTTCGCCCAAAGCCTTCTTTTTTAGGATTTCTTCGTCGAAACACCAACCCTGCCATTCCATCTGCATCGCCTTGTCGAACATCGCCAAGACCTGCTTTACGGAAAGCCCGTCAACGTCTATGCAATCGGCTACGACCTTTCCCTGCCTGCGCGCTGTTTCGGGCTTAATGGGCTTGCGCTTTACCGTCTTACGGTAGTCCACCCACTCGGCGAACTTGTCTTGAAGCCGCTTTATGTCCTCGGGAGAAAGCTCCGCGCCCAAATTTTCGTCCAATCCCAATTCGAAATTTTCCGCACAAGCCACCCTAAGGGGGGTTTGGGGGGTTAATATCTTATCTATCTTATCTATCTTATCTATCGCTTGGCTTTCGCTTCCGCTTCGCTTGCCGTCCGCTTCGTCTTCGCTTCCGTTTCGCTCCGCGTTCGCTTCATCTTCGCTTCCGTTTCGCTTGGCTTTCGCTTCCGTTTCGCTTGCTGTTCGCTTATGCTTCGCTTGGCTTTCGCTTCCGCTTCGCTTGCCGTTCGCTTGGCTTTCGCTTGCGTTTCGCTTGGCTTTCGCTTTGTTTGCTTTTTCGTCGCCGTTTTTCCAACGTGCGAATAACGAGCCATTTACCTCTGCATAGTCGTGAAGACGCACAAGATTCTGGAAGTTTTCCTCGTTTTCGCCAAGCTCCTCGATGAGGCTCAGCTCCAAGAGCGAGCTAAAAAAGAGTCCTTTTTGCCCTTGAAACTTGGCGATTGCCTCCAACTGCTTTTTGGGGAGCAAGTCCGATTTTCTTATTTGTGCAAACGCCCAAAGACGGAGAAGACACCGCAAAGCCGATTCGCCGCAAGACGAGATGAGGGCTTCAATTTTCCAGTGGTCGGGAAAGTCCGTTTCGATAATCATTTCGAAGCCCTCCCGTCGTCGATTATGTCGCAGAACGAAGCCACGGCAAGAAGAACAAGAGAAGACATTCCGCAAACAACCACCGCGCCTATACACCACGAAAAACAGACGTTGACGAAGTTCGAGCTTGGAATGAAACTTGCGGCAACCATATGCACAAACACTGCCGCAAGCGCAACAAAACCAAGAACCCACCCCGCTATCAACAGTTTGAATTTGAAATCGCGCGACATTACCGTACCTCCCGATTTTGAGATTCCGAAGAATCCGATTTTTTTCCCAATTTGGGAGCGGGAACGTCCGACACATCTACAATCAAGCCCGCCGTCCCCGTCTTTATATTGGCGGGATATGTAATAACGCGGCGGTCTCCGATAACCTCTAGCCCCCCTTTCGGGCAGTTGTCGATAGAATCGACAAAATCGGGCTTTTTACAGCCGACGGGAACGTCCGTTTTGTCGTCGGGCTTTTGCGGATAATTGAAATCGTGCGGATAGTTATCCTGATTATCCGCGCGAGAGTTCTTCTCTGCAAGATAGGCAAGATAGGGTTCTTCGCTTTGGGCGATTCTCTCGAGAACCTTTTTGTCTTCGGGAACGCCGCCACAGAAAGCGGGATTTTGAAGATTGACACCAGACGGAACGAGACCGCCAGCGGGAACGATAACACCGCCGCCTTGCCCGTCAGTACCGCCGAGAACACCGCGCGAGCCGTCGGGAGTATCATTTATAGAGTTGCCAGCTAAAACACCCTCAGGAACTGAATTTTCGCGGACAGCGGAGTTGCCAGAACCGCGAAGAGCGGACGGCGAACCGTCGGAGTGGGAGCAAGGGGCGTCGGCGGGTAAAAAGCCCTCACGGACTAATTTTTCGCGGACAGCGGAGTTAATGAAGTTTGAGAACCAGCGAGGTTTGAGTGCGAGGCGATTAGCGAGAGCATAAGCCTGAACGCCATCACAAAGCTCAGCATCGATTCGAATAGATTTCTGAGGATTAAGAGATGAGCACAT